GTTATGATATGACTGCAAATTTTCTCTTTATACGCAACTTTGCACTAAAAAAAGACACATTTTATCAATATAAACACTTATTTATCAAGATATTAGAACTTTAAACAGGTTTTTAGTTTGTTTTGGCTCAATTCTTAGAGTTTTTTAGTAAAAAGATGTTGAAAGAATAAATAAAAGGTTTTGTTTTTAGATTCCGTAAACCAATGTATATATTCTCTTTGGACACACAAACGCACACACACAGAATACAAGTTCAATTTTATAAATACTATGTTTGTAGAATAAACATTTATTTTGGAAGTTGTAACATACTTTGCGATATGAGCAATAATGTTTACTATAGGATGTGGCGATTATAAGTATATTAGAAGAATAACATATACTCTTATAAGAGGCACGAAGGTAGGTGTTTAAAATTATAGTTTTGCATAGTTTTCTTACAATTTACAATAATGTTAAATAATGGAAGTTCAATTTTATATAATAATTAGGAAAGCAGTTTAAATAATTTTTGTATCTTGCGAAAAATTAACTAAAACTATAAAAGATGATAAAAGAAATATTAGAAGAAAATGATTGCTTAATTGCTGATGGCTTTGATGATGCTATAATTGGAACTTGCCAAAGAGATGGAGAGGTAATAGTTGTTTACGATATTGGTAAATGTATAGATTCTTTATTGAGAGATGGTATGGACTATCAAGAAGCAGAAGAATTTTTTTACTACAATACAATAAATTGTTATGTTGGGGAAAAAACACCAATATTTATAGAAACATATAATAATGAAAGAAGATAATAAGAAGTTAGGTAGTGAGGCAAGGAAGAAAAGACCTCAACTTGGGAAGATAGATGAGAACTATAATAAGACTCCAAAAGCACTACAACCTAAAAATAATGAGGCAAGACAAGTGGCTAAGATGACTCGTAAATCACTTGCTTATGCACTAGAAGGACAGCCTGTAAAGATTAAGATGGCATTAGATATATTGTTTGATGAAGACCCTAGAGCATATATAGATGCAATAGCAAAACTAATGAACTATGCTATGCCAAAACTACAATCAACAGAAATTAAGAAAGACACAGATACTAAGATTGAGATTAATCTAAATGAAGGTGCAACTCTTGAAGATATTAAAAATCAAATTAGAGGACTTGAGGATGCAGAAGATATTGATTATACTGAATTAGATGACTAATAAAAAATTATTAAAGTTCGCACTTGAAAAGAAACTATGTGAGATGAGTTTCTATGAGTTCTTTAAGGCTGCTTGGATAGTAGTAGAACCTGCAGTACCATTATCAACTAATTGGCATCATAAATATATATGCGATACTCTACAAGAAGAATGTGAGAGAATAATAGCACAAAAGCCAAAAACTAAAGATATAATTATTAATGTACCTTTTAGAAGTACGAAATCATTAATAGTTACTGTTATGTTTCCAGTATGGGCTTGGATAAAATCTCCTAAACTAAGATTCATTACTTCTTCTTATTCTGCTACACTATCTATTGAACTTGCAACTAAATCAAGAGATATAATATTTAGTGATTGGTTTAAGAAAAGATGGGGTGATGTATTTCACATTAAAAAAGACCAAAACTTAAAAGAGAGATATGAGAATAATCATATTGGAATGAGAAGAGCAACATCTGTTGGTGGTACTGTAACAGGGCAGGGTGGAGATTTCCTAATTGTAGATGACCCTCTATCACCTCAAATGGCAAACTCAGCAACCGAAAGAGAAAACGCTAATGAATGGTATAGGACAACATTCTACTCAAGATTGAATCAAGCAGATATTGGAGTGAGGATTATAATTATGCAAAGAGTGCATGAAGAAGATTTAAGTGGTTTCTTGTTAGATAGGGAAACAAGAACAAAATATAAACACATTTGCATACCTGCAACAAATGAAGATGGTAATATCAAACCAAAATCACTAGAAAAGTTTTATAATAAAGAAAATGGCTTGTTTTGGGAAGATAGATTTAGTAAAGAGGTATTAGATGACTATAAGAGTGCATTAGGTACTTATGGTTATGCAGGGCAACTACAACAAACACCAACACCACTAGATAGTGGTATGATTCATAAAGATTGGTTTAAGATTGATAGATATAGAAAGGATGAGGCTACAGTAAACTTTGTTATTGATCCTGCATATACTGCAAATCAAAAGAATGACCCATCAGCACTACTAGCATATACCTATAAAGACAACAAATGGCAGATAGTAGATTGTATTAATGTACATAAAGAATTTCCTGAATTAGTTAAATTCATTCCTCAATGGGTAAAAAAGAATGGATATACTACAAAAAGCCGAATATTTGTAGAGCCTAAAGCATCAGGTAAATCTATTGTACAAACATTAGTTAGAGAAACAGGACTTAATGTTAAAGAAGATAAACCACCAACAAAAGACAAAGTAGCGAGAGTTAGTGATATTAGTGCCTCACTTGAGAGTGGTAGAGTGAGTTTACTAAATGGAGATTGGAATAGAGAGTTTCTTGACCAACTCACCAGATTTCCAGCAGCAAAACATGATGATATGGTAGATTGTTTAGTTATGGCTGTAAATAAGGAAATTTGGGGTGGTGGAGGCAAGGTAGTTTACTTTAATTAAACTTTTTTTCAGTTTGTTTAAAAATTGTGAAAATATTTCATAGTATATTTACTATTTTTGCTTAGTTTTGAGTAATTCTAAAAAAATTATCAAAAAATTATGAAAAATATAGAAATATCATACATAAGTAATAAGCATAAAGAGATTGTTGAGTTACATCTAAGAAACATTAAAAAAGTAATGTATTTTGCAACTGAAGATGTTGGAGAAGGCAAGTATCAGGACTTTTTAGATATAATGAACTCGGTTTTCTTATATTCAAACAATTTTTATGATACTATGGTAGACAAGAGGAATGGTGATGGTTTATTAGAAGAATTTATATTTTTAATACCTAATATGGTATTTTATACTGCTATTGGGTATTTAACTGCATTAAAAGATGGTGAGAATGATTATTTAATGAGAAGTAGTTTAGAAGAAATTGGTTCTATTTGCGAAAACGCAACAAGTGAACTTGCAGATATTCTTATAGATGAAAAAGAAAGTAAAAAAATAATGCAAGATATTTTAGATTTAGATTTAACAAAAAATTAATAGATATGGTTGAAATTAAAATTCAAGAAAAAAGTTATGATATTCCAACTGAATGGAAGGATATAACACTTAGATATTGGTGTGGACTATACTCAATTATCAATCAGTACAACAAAAGAGATGATGAAGGTAATGTTATTGAAGCAGAACACTCTCAAGTAGAGTTATTGAAGATGAATAGAGATATTTTCATGTATATTACAGGTGTTAGCCATAATGAGATGAATATGCTAGATGTTGATAGTGTAAATAATGCAGTAGCAATATTCTCACAAACATTAGAAGAATATAAGCCAAAAGGAATAGATAAATTTGAATTTGAGGGTGAGGAATATCTATTTCCAAAAGAATTTCTAAGAAGAAACACATTTGGAGATTATATTGAATCAACTCACTTAGAGAGTACGATAGAGATAATGAAACATGGAAGGTTTGATGTATTACCAGAGCAAATGGCAATACTGTGCAGAAGGGCTGATGAGGAATATGATGATGATGCAGTACCTGCCAAAACTGAAAAGTTTAAAGAATTGACAATGGACTTCGTGTGGGAGTTCAGTTTTTTTTTGACAATGCAAAGCGTAAAATTAACAAGGACTTTCCAAATGTTTTTGGGGAAAACAGAGGAAGAAGTGGAGGAAGCAAAAATAGAGTTTCTACAGTTGGAATCTACAACAAGTTCATAAAGCCTTATGGTTGGCTTAATAGTTTATATATGGTTGCAGAAAAAGGGATATTTAGAATGAATGGTGAAAATGACATAGATAGTGTGAAGAAAACAAATTTATACAAGGTTTTGACTTATTTAAGTTGGAATACTGCTAAAAACGACTATGAAATTGCTGTTCAAGAGAAAATACATAATAAAAATAATATAACATTGTAATAATGGCAATAACAAGATTAACAGACATAATAACAGTATTTGACAGCAAATGGACTTATGGTGATGTAAAATTTGGTTACGAAAGTGAAGTAAACCAAGACCATGACACTCAGTACCCATTAATGCTAGTTGAACCACCTGAATCAACTATACCTGTGGTGTATAATGGTAGAGAAGAATATACATTTGAAATAAACTTCTATAATTTATACTCTCAAGCAGCACAATCAGTAGTTACACTTCAAAAGAGATGGGATAATTTACAAGATTTGGCTAATGAGTGGCTAGATATGGTACTTAAAAATTATCAAGATGCAAATGTAGAAGCGTACTTAGAAGATGAGAGTATTGCTATAGAAAGAGTTAAAGAAGTGGCAAATGATAGATTGGTGCAAATAAAACTAACATTTACTATGAGTGCGTTTACAAAATGCTTCAGACCTGTATCTAACTACCCATCAGATTATTCTGATTTAAAAGTATGGTTAAAATCAGATAGTGGTGTTACATTTGACATAGCATCTAAAAGAGTTAGTGCTTGGGCTGACCAATCAGGTAATAGCAATAATGTTGCTCAGACTACAGCAGCAAATCAACCACTAAGATATGGGTATGATGGTATTAACGACAAAGCATATTTAGATTTTGATGGTACTAATGATACTTTTATTTCAGGAAGTAATTTACCTGTAACAACAGACTTTACAATATTTGAAGTAAGTAGAATTGATAAAGCAAGTGATAATGTATTTGGATGGTATAATTCAAGTGCTGCTATATCTATAGGAACTAATGCTAGTGGATATATTACTGCTACAGTAAGTGATGGAACTAATACAATAACTGCAAATACTTCTGTAGATAATAAAGCGAATAATCATATATCAATATTAAAGAAAAATAACAAAAGAATAGATTTAGAATATTATGATTCTGCAAATTCTATAACTGCTAATGATAATGATTCAAGTTTTGATAATACTTTTGTTTTCAATACTGCAACATTTAATATTGGCTCTTATAATAGCACAAATTATATGGATGGACAATTAAACGAATTAATAATTTTTAACAGAGCCTTAACTGATACTGAAATTGCTGAAGTAAGAGGTTACTTAAATTTAAAATATAAAATATATTAAGATATGGCAGGGATAAACGGAAATGTAAGTTGGCAAATACAACCATTAGATTTTAATAATTCAAACCTAGCAGGTTCTTTTTGGGATTACAGAGGAAATTATCTTAAAAGTGTAAATGACCCATTAAGGTATCAGGTTCTTTGGACATCTGCAGGGGTTGATGAAGGAACAGAGCCTTCTGCTGCTAATTTTTCAGGGGGTAATGGTGATGTGGTAAATGTTATTTTTAAGGTTGAAACAAGTGTTGGTGATGGGTATTGGCAAGATTTAGGTAGTATTAAAAAGTCAAGAGATATAGCAAATAAGAGATATGATGATGGAAGTCAGCCTAGTGGTCATAGATTTACAGTAGATATTAGTCAGTTAGTTTCAAATGAACTTTCTTATAGTTTATGTCCAATAAATAAAGGTACTTGGCAAAGTAATTACTATGGAGGTATGAATGGTGGATTAACAATGCAAGATAATGTTCTTGGTGCATCAGGTGCTGCAATGGGTACTCCAATAAGTAGGTATAATGTTTCTAGAAACGGAACTTTTAGGAGATTAAAAGTATCAGTAACCTATGAAATAATAAATGGGGATGGTCAGATAGTAAGTGCATCTGGTGGTGGAAATTCAAAGACTATTACTGTTATAAACTCAGTTAATCAATTTGAGAAAGATATTTTGTATTATAATAGGTATAATATAGAGTATTTTCATGGTCATAGATTTCTTACAAGATGCCCAATTTTTAGTGGTGGAGGTGTAACTGAAGATTTTAAAAAGCCTGTAAGACTTGATGAAGAAGCAGAATTTTTGCAGTTTTATATTAGAAAAAATTATCATGATGATATTAATGGATCAGGCTCAGATAGTGTTGGTGCTGATGCAATTAAAATAGTTACTTATACTTCTAGTGGGGTAGAAAATACATTTTATTTAAGAGATTTTGAAGATAACTTATTAACATTTATTACTACTAGTGGTTATACAATTATAGAAGATGTTCAAAATCAAATGTTCATTCAGAATATCTCACCATACTACATTTTAAATAGTGGTAATGTTTGGGCGAAATCTAATAGTAGAACTACCTTTCCGTATTGGAATCCTTATACTTCAAACACAATAACAGATTATACTATTTATTATACAGCAGAGTTAGTGAAAATAGGAATGTGGAGTCCATTCAATGAAGAAGTAGTTACCTTCAAATACAAATACATTATAGATAGAGAAGATGAGAAAAATTCTTATGGGTTTGTTAGATTTCATTGGCTAAACTCTCTTGGTGGCATTGATAGTTATACTGCAAAAAGAAATGTAGTTGAGGGATTAACAATAAGCAGAGATGTTATAGAAAGAAAAAGTGGTGATAGAACTTGGTATCAGGATAATGAAAATCAAGGTACAGTAATGGACAATGATCTTTATATTTCAGACACAATGAGGGGTGGTGATATATATAAAGGAGGTAGAGAAGTTTCTAATGTAAATGCAGAAAGAGTACAAAGTGTTTATACAGAACCTTTAAATAAAAGTGTAGCAAAGTGGTTAGAAGAAATGATGTTATCACCTAATGTTTGGATAGAGATGGACACAGAGGCAACAAAGATGGGTAAGGAAAGAAACCCATACTTACGACCATCTACCAAAGAGTATATACCTGTAATCATTACAAATAGTGATATTGAAACTGTTAATCAAGAAAATGGTCTAGTTAAATTTAATATTGAATATACTTTAGCACATAAAGTAATAACACAAAGAAACTAATATATGTCGGTAAAAATAGAGATATTAGATTATGTATATACTGATAACACTAATACTGTTATTGATTGGGAAAAGAGTGTAGTTGGTGAGTTAGATGTAACTGACCATTCTAACTTTCCACTAGCAATGACATTCCAAATATCAGACATAAAAGAATTAACTTCAACAAGTGGTAATTATAGTAAAACATTTAAAATACCTGCCACAAAAAATAACAATAAGTTATTAAAGCACACTTATACTCCAAATATAGATAATGATGTAAATCTTACTGAGAATAAAAAATGTAGAATACTTGTCAATAATCTTTTCTCTATAAGAGGATTAATTAAAGTTACAGGGGTTGGTGGTTATGGAGAAAAACCATCTTATTATAATTGTGTGTTTTTTGGAAACAATTTAAGTTGGGCTAATGTTTTGTCTAGTAAATATATGTATCAGATAGATTGGGGTAGTGCAGGTAAAGATTTAGAATACAACAAAACAAGTATTAGAACCACTTGGTTTAATGATGATTGTGATTCATCTACATCTCCAATAGTATATCCAATAGTTTCTTATGGTGATTATAATCCTGATGGAGAACCAAAAACAATACAACTTTTAGATACTTTTACTGATGCTATAGGAACTTCTGGAACTGAAATTGGTTATTATGGCTTTGATAATTCAGGTAATAGTTATAGCACACCTCTACCATCAGCAGATTGGCGACCTGCAGTATTTGTTAAAACTACATTAGAAAAGATATTTAATCAAGTTGGGTATAGTATAAATTCCACTTTTATGGAAACAGATATGTTTAAAAAATTGGTATGGTTATTGCCTAATTTTAGGTATAATAATGCTCAAGAAAAGTATGATGAGTTTTCTGTAGAGAGTAATTTTTTAAATGGAGAAAGTTTAAATGCAAGTGGTTATGTACAAGGTGGAGTGACATCAACAGTTACTGATAGTGGTATATTTGACCCATATTTTGGTGGTGTTACTTTTAATGAAGGTGATGATAATTATATTGGAGAACCAACTGCTCAAGGTAATACAGGAACGAAACTAATTCCATTAAGCACTTTAAATCTAAATGTAACTTTAGATAATGGTTCTTATGTAGACATGAGCAATGATGATATAACAATAGGGGAGTATGGTTATTATAATGTAAAATTAATCGGATTAGAATCAAGATTGGCTAATATGATAAAAGGAGGTTCTGCTCAAAGAGGTGCTTCAAAAGTCAAATTATGTATAAATATTGATGTGAAAACTGTAGGTCAAACTGTTTTTAAAACAATAGAAAGGTTAGAGATAGAGCAGACTCCATATAAAGTTCTATTTCCTAATTCTAGCAAAACCAATGAAGATAATAGTGTTATTACTGATTATGAGGTAATTCCTAGTTTTAATAACGATACTTTCTGGTTTAACAAGGGGGATAAAATAAGACTTACAGCAGGTTTTAAATTTGAGGAAATGATTTCTGACCCAAACGTAAACAATCAAGTATTCAATTGTCATACTTTTATTAGAACTTCAAGTTCTAGCACTTTTGATATTACTCTTAATAGTGAGTCAGTTTCTTATGGTCAGACTTATGATTTAGATAAAGTTATTAATAAAGATTACAAACAAATTGATTTTATTAAGGGTATTGCACACGCATTTAATCTTAAAATGACTACTAATGAAACTACTAAAACTGTAAATATAGAGCCATTCAATACTTTCTACAAGGATTATGCTGATGCAATAGATTGGACTTATAAATTAGATAGAAGTAAACAGATAAACGACAATTGGATTAAAAGCGACTTAAAAAGAGATTTTGTTTTTAAATATAAGTCAGACAGCAAAGATGAGAAAGTTAAGCAGAGAGGTGAGTTGTTGTTTGATGGAATAGAAGATGAATATCCATATCAAGAAACACTACCTTCAACTTTTGAGAAGGGTGAAAGTAAATATGAAAACCCATTCTTTGCAGGAACACATAATACTAAAGACCAAGATACTACAGGTGGACAAATAGACACAGCATTTTCTGCTTGTTTATGGGAAGGAACGCCAGGTGCAAATGATACTTATAGACCCCCAAAAGGCTATGAATTTTTACCAAGATTATTATATTGGAATAAATACTCACCACCTTCTGTAGCAGCAGGTTTTGACATTAAACTAGCAAAGGTTCAAACTTGGGCTAATCAATTTGGGTTTATATTGGCAGATGCAGCCAACACTTCTGTAACATCAAACAAATACCCTCAAGCAACATCAATCAATAGAGATGATAGTTCAAGTCCAATACTGTCTTATGGAAATGTTAATGTAAGAGATTATGATGATGCAACAGGAGTATATACATCTTATGCAGCAGGTAAGGGTTTATACGAAACATATTATAAGACTATGTTTGAGATGATTAAAGGAAAACCAAGATTAAGAATTGTTTATATAGATTTAAAAACAATAGACATTATTAATTTAGATTTTACAAAATTAATATATATAGATGGTGTTTATTGGAGAATAAATAAAATAGTTGATTTTAAGCCAAATAAAAACCAAACTACAAAAGTAGAGTTGATTGAATGGTTGCAGGTAGGTATATTCGCAGCAACAGCACCATCTTTTAATGGTAATAATAATACAGGAGGACTTGGTAATGAGGGCGACCCTGCACCTGATAATGGTAATATAGGATTATAAAATATGAGAGATAAAAAAGAAATATCAAGTAGAGGGATAGCACAACAAAGTGGACTAGATGTATTTTCTAGTATAACAACTTATAGTGGGGAGTATTTGAATTTTGGTGATGCTCTTGCTTACATAACTCAACTTGCTTCAGACACAGATTACGCTACAACAGCAGCAGACCCACATACTGATGCTTTAATAAATAGTCCTGCAAATGACATTGGAAGATGGTATAGGTATCATACAAGTGGTTCTCCATATACATCAGTATCAGCACCGACAACTGCTGCAGGTTTTTTTCTATTCTATGGACAGAGAGCAGGTGGATTGCTATCATATAGTGGTATATATCAAAAACTATCCTTAATTTCAGGTAATGAATATCAAGTAGAAATTAAAACTGCTATTAGTACAAATACAGGTACTATTTATGTAGACACATATAAACCTAATACTGATGGGTACACACAAACAAGTACTAATAGAATAGATTATCCTGTTGGTAATACTTCTACCAATATTATCACCTCAACATTTACTGCTGAAACTGCTAATGATGTTATTCAGATATATTTTACTACAACTGATACATCTTCAGTTAGTGTAGCAATAACAAGTATGTCAATAAAAGAAAAGCAAGAATACTTAGTACCTTCTTATGCTACTGATAAGTGGGGTAATGACCACAAAGTATTAAGAAGAAACTCAGGCAATATACTTTCTAATGATTAAATTTAAAAAGACATTAAAGAAGTTAAAGAGTGTTGGTAAAATGCTAAAGGTAGGTTTGCAGAAAGAACTTATTGCACAAAAGCATAATGCTACAGGTAGATTGAGTAGAGGATTGAGGGTTGAGGTTAAGGGTAATACTTTAAATGTAATATCATCTGCTAGTTATTGGAAGGCAGTTAATAATCCTTCTTTTGCTAAAATACCAAATCTTGGTGCAATAAAGAGTTGGATAAATGCTAAAAAGAGTAATGGTACTTTTGTGGAATTTCCAGGTGGTGCTGTTCCTGAAATGATTTTAAAAAGGATGCAAAAAGTAGGATATGGTAATAGGAATTTCAATGGCTCAATGAGAGAACCTTATTGGTATTACAAAGAAGGTAATAAATTACCTAGAAGAACAAACTTTGCAGGATATGTAGCAAATAAGTTTAGTAAAGAAGTAGCAAAGAAATTAGCACCATCTATAGGTAAAGATATGGCAAGTATGATTAGAGAGAAAATTAAAAATAATACAAAAGCAAAAGTTAGTTAATATATAATAATATGGCAACAAATACAGAGAAAATAGTAGTTCAGGTAGTAGTAAAAGGTCAAAAAGGGTTAGACAAAGTAGGTAAATCAGCAGATAAATCAACTAAGAGTTTTGGGAAGATGGCTGCAGGGGTTGCTGCTGCTGCTGCTGCTTTTGCAACTATTAATAAAGTTATAGGTAGTGCTATTAAATCTTTTAGAGATTTTGAATTTCAAATGGCTAAAGTTAAGGCAATTACTGGTGCATCTAATATAGATTTTAAGAAATTAAGCAATACAGCACAACAGTTAGGTCGTTCAACATTCTTTACAGCACAACAAGTTGCAGAGTTGCAAACTAATTTTGGTAAGTTAGGGTTTTCAACTAAAGAGATACTTCAGGCTCAAGAGGCTACTCTTTTACTTGCTACAGCAACAGATACTGATTTGGCTAGGGCTGCTATCGTAGCAGGTGCTTCTGTTAGGGGTTTTGGATTGGATGCTAGTGAAACATCAAGGGTTGCTGATGTTATGGCTAAAGCATTTACAAGTTCTGCTTTAGATATTGAAAAATTCCAAACATCTATGACTAAGGTTGCACCTATTGCTGCAGGTGCTAACATATCTTTAGAAGCAACTACAGCAGTTATGGGTACACTTACTGATGCAGGTATTGAGGCTTCTATTGCAGGTACATCTTTAAGAAACATATTCTTGAAAATGCAAGACCCTGCATCTGACTTATCAAAACATTTAGGGTTTACAGTAAACAGTTCAGATGATTTAGAAAGAGCATTACAACAATTAAATTCTGAAGGGCTTTCTAATGCTGAAATGATGAAACTTGTAGATTTAAGACAGGTTGCTGCATTTCAAACAATGGTTAATGGGTCTGAGAGAATTTCAGATTTAACAGACCAATTAGATTTAGCAAATGGTTCTGCAAAGGAAATGGCTGATATTGTTGGCGATACTCTTGAAGGTTCATTTAAAAGATTTACTTCTGCTACAGAGGGATTACAAATTGCATTAATGGGTGAAAAGGGTGGTATTTTAGCAAATTTTGTAGATAATTTGGCTAAGTTTGCAAATGCAATTACAGATTCTATAGCACCTCAACAAACTAACCTTGAACTTCTACAACAAACAACTCAAGAAATGGATGACCAATTCACCTTATTAACACAAGGTAATTTAAGTCAAGAGGCTAGAGTTCAGGTTATTCAAGATTTGAATAACAAATATGGCGATTACTTACCTAATCTTGTATCAGAAAAAGATGACTTAGAAGATATAAGAGATATGCAGATTGAGGTTAATAATTTAATGATGGAGAGAATTGTTGCTATGGCTATGGAAGAAGAATTAGCAGAGTTAGCAAAAGCACAATCAAAAGCAATTAAAGGGCAAGTAAATAGCAATATATCATTAGCAGAATCAAAAAGAGATTTATTAATTGCAGATGAAAATAATAGTCAAGCATTGCAGATGAATATAGACTTAACAGAAGCATTTGGTGCTGTTAATAAAGATATAATTGATAACTATGAAGATGATAAAGATACATTAATTGAAGGATATAAAGAAACTGCCAAGCAATTGGGATTAAGTTTTAAAAATATAATGGATGGACTTAATGCTGCTAAAAAAGCAAAAGAAGATGCAGATAAAGGCGACCCAGAAGTTAGTGAGGTTATTAATGAAACACAAGCAAAAAACCAAGCATTACTAGACCTTCAATTAGAATATGCAGAAGCATTATTTCTTGCAGAGGGTAAATCTTTAGAGGAAAGAGAAGCATATTTAAAAGGATTAGAAACTTTTTACAATGAAGATAAATTACAAGTACAGTTAGATTTTATAAATGCAAAATTAGCAAACACTTTAACATCTGAAGAAGAAAAAATTGCACTTCAACAACAATACGCACAATTAGAACTTACTGAAGAACAAAGAATACAAGGTATTAAACTTCAGAATATGCAGAATGAGAGAGATGCTTTTGTTGGACTGCAAGAAGCGAAAGCAGCAGCAGTAAGAGGGTATTTGAATATTGCATCAGGGTTTGCAGAAGAAGGGAGTGATTTAGCGAAGGCTATCTTCTTAATTCAACAAGCAATGGCAGTAAAAGATGTTATAGTTACAAACCTTAGAACAAATGCTCAAATTACTGCAGAAGGTCTTGCTCTATCTATACCAACATTTGGTTCTTCTGTTGCAACTGCTGCAGCATTAGTATCTGCAAATAATATAACTTCATCATTATCAATAGCAGGAATTTTAGCACAAACTGTTGCAGGAATAAGTAAAAAAGCAAGAGGTGGAATGATTGAAGAATTTGCAAATGGTGGTATGGTGCATGGTAAATCACACGCACAAGGTGGTGAGAAGTTTGCAGTAGGTGGTAGAGTTGTTGAATTAGAAGGTGGCGAGGCTGTTATTAATAAAAGAAGTACAGCAATGTTTAGTAAACAATTATCAGCAATGAACGCTGCAGGAGGTGGTGTTAAGTTTGCAGATGGTGGATTACTTAACCAACCTTCATTTAGCCAACAACAATTTAATGCGATAGGTCAGAATCAAATGGTAGGTGCTATGGGAAGTTCTGGTAAAGTAGTAGTAGTTGAAGCAGATATTACTGATAGTCAAAACTCAGTAAGTGTAATACAATCTGAGGCAACAATTTAATAATCAAAAAAAATAAACAAATGTTTGTTGATAAAAAGACTAAGTTAGAGAGATTAGATATATGTAAAAGTTGTAGTTTTTACCGAAACTTTATGTTACTAAAGAAACCAAAGATAACAAGAGGTGCTAGATGTGCTGAATGTAAGTGTTTCCTAGATGCAAAGACATCATTAACAAAAGAGTTTTTTGGTAAATGTCCTAAAAATAAATGGTAAAACTTTACAAATGAATTTTAAAGAAATCGCTGAAAATTACAGTAAGAAAAAAAGAAAGATGATGACAGATGCTGTTATCACTAACAGGAATTACAAGAAAAATTTCACTACCTATCACTCTGAATCGTTAAACTTAATGTTTGCAGAATGGCACTTATTACTACCTCAACATAAGCAAGACATTAAATGTACTTCTTGTAGAGCAGCAGTTTGTAAGTTTTGGGAAACTATTGTAGATGAGTGGATTGAAACTGAACAAACACCTAAAAAGAAAAATGCCTCAAAAAAAACAAAGACAAAATAAGGTAGATGTAGTTAAAGACTTCATTGATATTTGTGGAGTTGAATTAGAAAAGCGATTTGGTCAATCACCAACCTGCAAGGACATGATACGACATCTTGTTGAGAAAGGCATAATAGATCCAAAAAGAGTCAGAAACTATATGATTATTGCTGACTTTGATAGAATGTTAGTAGGTAACAAAGGTAGTAGAACTTACACTTGGATGGACTTATCTATTAAATATAAGATAAGTGAAAGTCAAGCCCAGAACATAGTTTACAAGGAAAGAAAAAAAGCAATTCCATCTAATAACATCACATACTAAAAGTTTTGTAAGAAAATTAGGTAAAACTAATTTATTTTACTTCTATTTTTGTGCCTATGAACGAAAAATGGTATAACATTCAGAACAAAGCAGATAAAACTGCTGACATATATATCTTTGATGAAATAGGAACTTATGGTGTAACTGCACAAGAGTTCATTACTGACATTAAAGGATTAAAAGATATGCCTATCAATTTACGCATTAACAGTTTAGGTGGAGATGTGTTTGATGGTATGGCAATGTACAATGTAATCAAAAGGAGAGAGGCTAAGACTACAGTTTATATTGAGGGTATAGCAGCAAGTATTGCTACTATTATTGCTCTTGGTGCTGATGAGGTTGTAATGGCAGAAAACTCTTTATTTATGATACATAACGCTTGGGGTGGTACAATGGGTGAGGCTAAAGATATGAGAAAAACTGCAGACACTCTTGATAAAATCTCAAACGAACTTACAGACATTTACAGAAAAAAGACAGGATTATCTTATGATACTCTTGCTCAAATGATGGATGAAGAAACTTGGTTAAATGCTGATGAGGCATACGAATTAGGTTTTATTGACACTATCTCTGATTCTATTAAAGTGGCTGCAAAGTATGATGTTTCTAAATTTAAGAATATCACACAAGAAGAAATACAGAATAAATTAAGTATTAATATAAATAACAAAAAAATGACTAACGAGTTAAAAGAATGGTTTAACAACAAAGTTGAGGAGATTGTTACTGCTGTAAAAGGTGATGTAAAAGTTTCTGAAGATGTTGCTGAACAAACTGCGATAACTGTTAATCTAGGGGATAATGATGAAATTATGAATAAAATTTCTGAGTTTGAAACTAGTAACATTGAATTATCAAACAAAATTTCTTTGTTAGAGGAAGAATTAGTTGCTTCAAAAGGAACTAACGAAACTTTAACATTAGAGGTTGAAGCGTTAAACGCTAAAATCAACAAAGCAAGTGCTAAAGGTACGGAAATTGTAACTGAAGCAGACCCTGCTGTAGTTGAAAACAAAAAAGAAGATGCTAATGCAGGTTTTTACAATGTAATGGCAGAGAGAATGAGAAATAAATTTAATAACTAAAAAATAAATAAAAATGGCAAATGTAGCAAATAAAGGAACTTTCGCAACTTATTCAGGTGCGAACCTTAACGAAATATTTTATGAGCCAGTATTTAGAAGTGAGGACATTATGCGTAACTATAGAGTTATACCTAATGTAAAGCACAAAATGAATGTGTTTACTTCTGCTGCTCTTAAGAAAATATCACAAAAATACACAGGTTGTTCAGCAACAAGTGGTTCTACTCAATTTAACATTGATGAGAAAACAATTACTGCAGGTAGAATGAGAGTTGCTCTTGAGCAATGTACTGATGAGTTCTTTGGAACTTACATTGAGGAAATGTACAGAAATGGTGCTGATGTAATGAACATTGAAGGTACTCAATTAGCAGATGCGATTGTAAATCGTGCTGTAAAAGGTATTGCTTCTGATGTAGTAAGATTAGCATGGGGTGGAGATGACTCTACTGCAAACTATCAAGGTGTAACAGGATGGATGAAATTAATGGGAGATGATGCAACTGTATTGGCTGCAAGAACTGAGTATAGTGCAGTAGCACCTACAGCACCTACAGCAGCAGAATCACTTGGTATTTTAAGAAAAATGTATGATGATGCACCTGCAGCATTACAACAAGTTGCTGCTTCAGATAAGAAAATCTTTGTAACTCCTAAGACTTACAATGCTTACTTATCAAACTTAGAAGGTACTTCTGCAGATTTAGCAATCACTAACCAACAAGATGGTTTATTAGTTGTTAAGTTCAGAGGTGTTGAGATTGTTCCTATGTATGAGTGGGACACTATTTTAGCAGACTTAGACCCTGCAATGTTCCTAAGAGGAGGTGTTAATGGTACAGAAGGTGCTTGTTACTGTGCAGTTGATAACTTAATCATTGGTTCTGATGTAACAGACCCAGAAGGTTCTTTCAAAGTATTTTATGATGACTTAGAAGAAAAAATGTTCTTCAGAGGTTACTACAAGTTAGGAGTACAATTCTTGTACCCTTCACTTGTTCAATGGGGAATCTTTTACTAAACAATAATGTAATAATAGAGGGGAGGCTAGTCCTCCTCTCATAATTACTTTTAATAACTAATAAAATAATAAAAAAATGGCAATAGATACAGGTTTAGGTGTAGTATGTGCTGACTTACAAGCAACAGGTGGTATTTCTCAAATTTTAATTAGAGAATGGGCTACTGCAGATGTAGTTACTTATGGTATAGGAACTGCACACACTATTACTAATATTCAATCAGGTGGTGATTCTGCTTGGTTTGTTTATGAGTTTAAAAATGAAGTACCTGCAATGACTATTACTGCAACAAAAGAGAATGGTTCAACTTCTTTTGAGTGTGGTTTATCTTTTATGCTTCCTAATATTGATGCAACAAAATTTGAAGAATTAAAAAACTTTGAAAATGCTTGTATGATGGGAATGGTTTTAGATACTAATGGAAATTGGTGGGTTTTAGGTGCTAGTGCAAAATACGCTAATGAGGATGTTCAGGCAAAAAGCCAAACTTTCTTGAGTTTAACAGGTTTTGAGGGTGGTACAGGTGCTGCTTATTCAGATGAGAATGGTATTACAATTAACTTAATGGCAAGACAATTTGAATTGCCAAGAGAGTATAGAGGTACTGTTACTGTTGATACTGCAGCATTAACTGCAACAGCAGGAGCATAATAATTAAAGATATAGAAATAGGTTGGACTTTGTTCGTAAAAAGTTTAACAACATTTCCCTATTAATATCTTTTTTATAATATGTGTGATTGTAATGCAAAAAAAGTTGTAGATTTATCACACTTAAAAATATATACAGTTATGGCAGAATATAAAGCAAAATCATCATCAGGTACTTGTTACAAGAATGGTTTTAAAATTAAATGGGCTACAGCAACTCAAGAGGAGTTAGCGTATGCTTATGAAGATTTAGGGATGACTACATTAGTAGAAAAATTATCAACTACAAAAACAAAAGATGAGCCAAAGAAAGCAACCAAAAAGAAAAAGTCAGGTAAAGAATCTTCAGACTCAAAAGAGTAATACTTTTGAATTTGGAGTTTTTAATTTAGCAATTCCTGAACATATTGAAGAACCATTAGATTTAGCAAAAGTAAGAACTAAGTTTATTCCTTTTGGTACTAACAATCTATTCCCTCAGTATTTAGCAGAATTAAAGCGTAAATCTTCTACTCATAGAAGTGTATTAGCACAAAAGACTATCTTTACAAGTGGTGCTAAGTTTGTTACGAATAATGAAGATGTTAAAGAATACATCAAGGATGTAAATGCTGATGGAGAATCGTTAAGAGAGGTTTTTAAGAAATTAGCAGATGATTACTATTCATTTGGAAATGCCTATTTAGAGGGTGTATTATATGATGGTGGACTAAATCTATATCACATAGATGCAACTACTGTTAGAATGTCTAAAAACAAGAAAGAAGTATATGTACATCCTGATTGGGCTAAGTACAATACTATGAAAGATAAATTATCTATCATTCCTATTTATCCTAAAGTGAAAGGAAATAGATTTGTAATCCAGTTTAAAGATTACGAGCCTACATTCCAATTCTATGGTTTGCCTGATTACATTGCTGCATTAGAGCATATTGCAGTTGATTATGAAATTGGTAAATGGAATCACACTAAATTCAAGAATGGGTTTCAACCTTCAGCAATTGTTGAGATTAATGGAGATATGGGTGAGGAAGAAGCAAAGAAATTAGTAAGAGAGGCACAAAAGAAGTTTGTTGGAGATGGAAACAATGGTAAGATTATGTTCATTGTTAAGAATGGAGATACTTCAAGTGCTAATGTTCAAATTATCAAAGATGACCAAGAAGGTAGTTGGATAGACTTGCAAAGAATAACTGACCAAAACATTGTAACTGCTCATAGATGGCAACCATCATTAAGTGGTTTAGTTAGTTCAGGTAAAATGAACAATACAGGTAGTGAGATTAGAATCGCTTATGATTTAGCAATGACTACTGTAATTAAAGACACTTCTGATTTATTGTTAAATGGGATTAGAGGGGTTTTATTTAAAGAGTTAGGTTTCTTGCCTGAAGAATTAGTGATTCACTATGAGCCACCAATTAGTTTTGCAACTCAGATTGATCCTAAAGAAGTTCTTACTATTAATGAACAAAGAAGAATGTTAGATGAAGATTTACCAATGCTAGAGGAGGGTAATATGTTCATAACTGATAGAGAGCAGATTATTGTAACTAGAGATGATGATGCTGATGGCAAAGGTGATGATGAGGTGGGAGATATGCAAGTAACTGAAATTGAAAAAGAATAACTATGGCAAATGTAAATCAATATATACCTTTAGTAACAGCAACAGAAGTTATAAGTAATAGTTTCACTAATGCTAATACTGATACTGCTTTAATTTCTAGCAGCACATTACTTCTTGCTGAATTAGCACATTTAAAAGAGGCAATCGGTAAGAAGTTTTATGAAGAATTAAAAACACAACACAATAATGGTACTTTAACTACTGCTAATCAAACTTTAATGGATGATTTCTTAACAAGAACTTTGTGTTGGTTTGTTAGGTTTGAGGTAATCAATGAAGTCCAGAGTAATAGTAGTAGTGCAGGTATTGTACATAATCTTGATGAGTTTGCTACTATTATAGACCCTTCTGAGTTAAACGCTTATAAGCAGGACACTTACAGAAAGGCTGAGATATACTTAAAAGATATGCTAGATTATATGAATGATGATGACCAAAGTGGTCAATATCCAACTTATGAGTCTAATAAACCTTGTAATGATGATGTTTATAAGAATCATGGTATAATAATGTATGATAGTATATATTCAAGACCTACTAGAAATTATAATAGTTGGAAGGATAACTGTCCTTGTGATGATTGTTAAAATAAATATATAAATGGCTGCAAACGAACATAAAAATTTAAGTAGTATAAATAGACATAATCCAAAGGGGTTTGAAACTGCTATTAATGATACTGTTTTAAGTAAAAGTGCAGGAACATCTGCAACAGGAACTGATGGTAGTTTAGAATGGAAAGGTAAGTCTTATATGGGTGTTACTAATTATAAGATGCAGGGTTATGTTACAGGTGCTACAAATTACTTCTATGGAGAGGATATAGCAGACACTAAATCTCCTTATGAAATGGCTGTTGATTATGGTACAGGAACAGTATCTTCAGGAAATTTAACTCCTACAAGTTTCTTTAGAATAGGTCAGGCTTGTGTCATACCTGAAACTGCTAGTGTTACATCTATAAGTGGATGGCTTACAAGTAATGGCTCTAATGCGGTTACTATTGCTATATGTAAAATCACACCTGTAGAGAATGTTACAACATCAGTAACTCCTATTGTAATTGATGAAATTTCAGTAGATGGTCTAGGTAACAATAATAAGGGTGTTAGAATAAATGAAACAACTATATCTACAGCAGCATTAGCAGCAGGAGATATTATATTCCCAATGGTTAAGGAAGCGAGTGGTGGTTCATCAATATATATGAATATAGCAGTACAAACAACAACATTCTAATGACAACAAAAGAGGAGATAGTATCTATGAAAAAAGACATAAGTTCAATAAATGAAAAGATGGATAATTTAGATAGTAAATTAGATATGATTACAGATAGATTACTAAACCCAGATAAAGGAGTTACTGCTAGAGTGAACAGAAACACAGCAATGAGAAAGGTTTTAGTGAAAGCAATGTGGATGATTTACGCTATAACTTTAGGTGCATTGATAAAACTTTTTACAGAATAAAAATAAAATAATAACAATTTAAAAATAAAATAAAATGAGTACATTTGATACAGATAATACATTACTATTTGAGATGCTAGGTAAGGGTGGTGGAACTGAGGTTTTTACTACTGCAGCACAAACAGGTAAAGATTGGTATTGTGTATATTTTCCTGTTGAGTCAGTAGTTAGTGCAATTACTGCTGATGGAGTAATAGGTGAATCTGCATTACAAACAACTTTACCTGCAGGAACAACTTTGTTTATGAGAATTACAGCAATAACTTTAACGAGTGGTGTTGGTATTGGTTATATGGAACATGATGGTAACGCATCTGCATAATAATTAGAATATGTTAAGTTTAAGACAATCTTTAAGTTTAAATACTATCAAATTATTAGGAGGTTGGAAGCCTTCTGATGAAGGTGCTAAGTTAATATCTTGGTATAAATATCAAACAGGAATTACTTTAAATGGTTCAGATGTTAGTAGATGGTCTGATTCAGCAGGAAGTAATCACATGGTTCAAAATTTTGCACAAAAGCAACCTGCTTATAATGGAGGTGCAATAAAATTTGTTGCTACTGATGTTCAAAGTTTACAGACTACAGGAAGTGACATAGAATTATCAGGTACTTTTACTATAGGTATAAGACTTCATCCTGATTTAAATAATGTAATTGTTTTGGGAGATAATACTATAAACAATGAGTTTTTTAAAATAACTAACAGCACACGATTAAGGTTTAAAACAGATGGCTCACACGTTGATATTGATGTTAATGACGGAGATTTAACGGCAGACAATTATTTAGTAGTTACTCGTAACGCTTCTAACTTAGTTACACTTTACGTTAATGGCGTAGCACAAACTGATACAGAAACTTTAGCAGGAACAGCAAATATTGATGCAATAGGAGTAAGAAACCCTGATACAAACGCTTATGACGGAACTATTAGCGAAATACAAATATATGATACAGAAAGCACAGAACTTACAGCGAATGTAAATACTTATTTATCAGCAATATAAAAATAAATAAAAAAACAATAATATAATATGGCAACAACAGTAACAGCAGCAGATTTAACAGTAACAATAACAGAGAGTTATGACCTTAATGGTGTTGGTTATGGTAATACAATGAATAAAACCTTTACAAGTAATGGAGAGGTTTACCAAAGAGTAATGAGAATTGCAGCAGGATCAAGAGGTAGTGCTTGGACAGATATAATTAATTTTGGATCGGTAGATGATGCAGGTCAAGCAGATATTACTAACTATAAATATTTTAGAGTTACTAATTTAGATGATACTAATTATTTAGAATTAAGAGTTACAGGTACTGCAGATTCTTTCTTTGTTAAAATAAAAGCAGGTGAAAGTTTCTTATTAATGGATAACGAGATTGATGCAGTAGCATCAAGTACAACTATTGGAACTCTTACAGATATAACTCAAATCGGTGCTAATGCAAATACAGATGCGATTGACATTGAATTTGTTGTAGTAACAGCGTAGTATGGCTAAAACTTATAATGATTATCCACAAGCAGCAACTAACAATGCTAAGAGGGCTATAAAGTATAAGGAGGAAAATGGCAGCGATTGTGGAACTCAAGTTGGATGGACTAGAGCAAGACAGTTAGCCAATAGAGATAGTTTGAGTAGAGATACTATTGCTCGTATGGCTTCCTTTAAAAGACACCAACAACATAAAGATGTGCCTTATGATGAAGGGTGTGGAGGTATAATGTGGGATGCTTGGGGAGGTGATGCAGGTGTAAATTGGGCTATAAAAAAGTTAGAACAAATAGATAAAAATAAAGAAAACATGGCTAAAAAAAGAAAATATTATTCAGATGAAGAGCATGACCATCACTTTCATTTTACAAAAGAAATGATGGAAACATTACATCATGATGGTGAGTTAGAGGTTAAAGTAGAAGAAGATGATAAAGAAATGCTTATATTGTTTACTTATGATGTAGATGGCATGGAGAAGGAAGAAAAAGAAGAATACACAATAGAAGAAGATATAAAAGAAGAATTTACTGATTTTTTTGAAGAAATAATTAATAAATACAAATAATGAATCTTAAATACTTTAAAAGAAGTGAATTTGACTGCAAGTGTGGTTGTGGTGAAACTATTGTAAATGATGAATTACTACAGTTACTAGATGATGCCAGAGAGTTTGCTAAAATACCATTTGTTATAACAAGTGGATATAGATGTCAAAAACATCATGATGATTTAACAAGGCGTGGCTACCACACTTCTAAAACATCAGCACATTTAAAAGGATTAGCAGTAGATATTAAATGCTCAGACAGTAAAAGTAGAGCAATAATTTTAGATGCTTTAGGATATGTTGGTTTTAAAAGATTCGGAGTGGCTAAATCTTTTATACACACCGATATAGATTCAGATAAGCCAAGTCCTGTGATGTGGCTATACTAAACAGAATATTAACTAATTAAATATATATTATGAATTTTATTACAGAAAATTGGGTTGAATTATTAATTGGATTAATGGCTTTTGCTAAAGTTATTACTAATTTAACTCCAACAGAAAAAGATAACAAAATCTTTGGGTGGTTAGATACAATGATTGATGCTCTAGTTCCTAACTATACAAAAAAGAAATAATGATACAGAAATGGATAGGTCAAGCATTACTAAAGGGTGGTGTAAAGCCAATAACAGAATTATTAAAAGCAGTAAAAGAACTTTTTACAGACACTAAAGGCAAGTGGAGTAGTAAAAGAACGATTAGTGGGGTGATAGTAATTGCTGCTAGTTTATACATTGAGAAAAATGGTATTGATACTAACTCTTTGATACTTACAGGATTAGGTATATTACCATTATGCTTTTCAGTATTTGAAAAAAATAAAATTAATTGTAGTGATAATTGTAAAAAATAATTATCTTTGCATAACTTAGGTAGGGTTGTGCCTATCTTGGTTTTCATTGTTTATAGTTTTCAAGAGTGGGATGTTTAAAAACATCTCACTTTTGTATTATATAAGCATTTTTTTTTGTATAATTGCATAATAACCAATACATAAAACTATGAAGAAATATGGTAAAAGACTTAGACTATCTGAAGAAGAAGTTGAGATGGTTTATGAAAATAGAGCAGAAAGCACAACAAATATTAACGGAAACACAGCACTAGACATACATCTTGCAGAGAGAGGTATAAAAAAAGATGATGTTGTAAGTGTCAAACATTGGCAATCTGCTAGTGGTGAGTACAGATTCAGCATTGTAACCAAAGAAGATATAACTGCTAATGAAAATGATATGTTAGATAAGATTAGCAACTTCATTGAAAATCATTCACCTTATTACCCTTCAGTAAAAAGAGATAATAAAGATGCTAATCATCTATTAGTAATAAACCCTGCAGACATACATATAGGTAAATATGCTAATGGAGTTGAAACTGGTGATGGTTATGATGTAGAAACTGCCTGTATGCGTGTTTTAGAGGGCTTAGAAGGACTTATATATAAGGCAGATGGCTTTGAGGTAGAAAGGATATTATTTTGCATAGGTAATGATGTTTTACATATTGATAATGTATATAATCAAACCACAGCAGGTACAGGTCAAGATGTAGATGGTAAGTGGTGGGAACATTTTGAGGTTGCTTTAGCACTATATGTTAAGTGTATAGAGATATTAAGAGAGGTAGCACCTGTAGATGTTGTTCATTCAATGAGTAATCATGATTATCAAAGTGGGTTTCATTTGGCACACGCATTAAAGAGTTGGTTTAGAAACGACAGAGATATTACTTTTGATATTAGTGTAGCACATAGAAAGTATTATAAGTATGGTAAGAACTTAATTGGCTTAGAGCATGGAGATGGTGCTAAGATGGCAAACTTACCTTTAATGATGGCTCAAGAGAAACCAATAATGTGGAGCGAAACTCAATATAGATATTGGTATCTACATCATTTACATCACAAAGTTAAACACAAGTGGCTAGATGCTAAAGACTTTATAGGGGTTACTGTAGAGTATATGCGTAGTCCATCAGGAACTGATAGTTGGCACTCAAGAAAAGGATATGTTGGAGTTCCTAAAGCAGTTGAAGGGTTTTTGCACGAAAAAACAAGTGGTCAGGTGGCTCGTTTAGTTCATTACTTTTAATATTTTTACAATGAAAATAAAAGATTCAACTAAACTAACCTTGTTCTATTTTCTATTAATTATAATAGTTTTATTCTTCTCAATATAATAGTTTTAACCTAGTACGCAAACATTTATCAAAAAATTGTTAAAAATGTTTTGGTGGGTAATTCCAATTTTATATCTTTGCCTCAATTAATAACTAAAACAATAAAAAATTATGGGAAGAATGAAAGAGGAATTTATGCAAATGAAAATGCAAGAACAATCACAAGAAATTAACACGCTAACCGATATTGCAGAACAATATCATAATAATAATCAAAATAATAAAAAAATGACAAAAAAAACAATGCAAGAAAAACTAAAGAAACAACCTGAGCCAATTGTAGAAACAAGAAAAGAGGCTTTAAGAAGAATGTACAAAGAGAATGGTTTAGTAGAAGAAGATATTTACAAAGACAAGAGAGGGTTTGTAATTATCACAAGAACTGGGATAGACAAGATTGTTTCAAGAAATAATATTACAGTTGGCTACGAAGTAATCACTATGGATATAGAAAAAGGAATATGCGTATTAAGAGCAGCAGCAACAATGAAGGTTGGTAATGAGGTTAAGAACGCTATGAGTTTTGGTGAAGCATCTGACAATAACTTAATGGGAGGAGGTAAGAAGTTTCCTGTTGCTATGGCAGAAAAGAGAGCAATGAGTAGAGTGGTGCTTAAAATTTCAGGGTTTTATGAGCAAGGAGTATTTGGTCAGGATGAGATTATAGATTAATGAATGATGATTGGATAGATAATATTCTTGATGGTGAGCCTAGTGGTATTACAGATACCCAATGGCTTATCATTGAGAGTAACATTGACCAAACTTCATTAACCACAAGAATGAAATCTGATATTCTAGGAAGAATAAATGATTTAACAGAACTAGAAGCAGAAGAAATAATAACTATGATAAATGAAAACAAATATGAAAAAGACACAAGAAAACAATGGGAAAAAATGTTCAAAGATGGAGTATTTGGACATAGAGATTTTTAATCACTTTTTAAAAGTTTACACTTATATTGTATGGAACAAGAAACACCTTTTAGGTGAGATTGTTGAGGATGATATAATGAATATATTAGACAAACAACAACTTATAGATTTTTATCATATTGGTAAAACTAAATTTAAAGTTGAAAGATCTAAGATTGAAAAATACATAAAGAGAGATGACAAATAAATATTCATTAGTACAAATCAGGGAATCTAGAAATGAGTTTGAGGCTTTACTAAGAATATATGGTATATCTAATTTAAAACTTTGTAAGATACTTGGAGTTAATTATGCTACAAGTAGAAAGTTTATAGAAAACCCACCATCACTTAGATTCATTCATGCCAAGACATTAGCAGACTTTATTGGATTAAAAACGCAAGACATAGTTGATACAATAGTGTACGACTTAAATTAAAATTATAATAAAATGAGAAGAAGAAGATTAAAATTTAGTGATTACTACCATAATGTAATTACAGAAGAATTAGCAAAAATTTACAACATTAAGAAAGAAGAAATATTTTTAGGTAGTAGAAAGAAAAACATTATATTTGCTAAAAGGATGTATATCTATATATTAAGAGAGATGTTTGGATTAACTCTTAGTGAGATAGGTAGAGTAACAAACTTACATCACGCATCTATTATACACCATACAAGAAAGTTTGAGTTCTTTTACAATAACTATCCAGAAGATTCTGATGCTTTTAATAGAGTAGAAGATAGGGTTATTGAAGTTGAGGTGGATGAAGAGATATTAGGACTAGAAACTCAATTAGAACAAATCAATGAATCATTAACTAAATTATATAAAATTAAAAAATCAAAAAATGACAGACAAGAAAGAGAAGGTTTACTTACCAAGTAGTATCAAAAATATTGATACGAAGTATGGTAAAATGATGGTTGCTAACTTTAAGATGGATGATCTACAAGCAAACTCAAAGAATGGTTGGGTTTCTATGGTGATTTCAGAAAGAAGAGAACCATCTGAAAAGGGTGCAACTCATTATGCTTATGTAAATACTTATGAGCCACCAACAGATAAAAAAACTTCACCTAAAAAAGTTAAAGCAACAACAGGTGATGATGATTTACCATTCTAATGATTAAATGGAAAAAAACAACTTATCCTAGCACTTTCATCAAACTATCTGATGAACTTGCTAAGGTAAGGAGTATGTTATCTGCTGATGTTTATAATAAAAACACAGAAAAATATAGAGGTAATCAAGAACACTCTATATCTCAGTTAGGAATATTTGCAGAACTTATTGCAAGACATTTAATGGAGAACAATAAAGGCATAAGATACAAGGCTGCACCATTACTTGAGGCAAGACCAATTGTTGATGCTGATATAATTATGGAAGGTATTGGTGAATTAAATTATATTGATGTTAAAGGCGTAAGAAGTGGTGGGAATGCGCTTAGGGTTAATTTTAAAGCCCATAACAATCCTAAAAAGAAAATTACGCACTATCTGTTCATACAACCATTGAACGCCTTATACGCAAGATTTTGTTGGTTTACTCATGAGCAGGTAAGTGAATGGACTGTAGTGATGTCCACCTATACAGAGTGCTATGAATTAGAGATACAAAAAAATAACTAAAACTAAAAACAATGAAAGAAAACCCAAACTACTATGCTATAATACCTTCTGAAGTTAGGTATGCAGAAATTACACCAAATGCTAAATTATTGTATGCAGAAATAAGTGCATTAACTAACATGAATGGTAAGTGTAATGCTTCAACTAATTACTTTGCTAAGTTGTATAAAGTAAGTAAAACTTCTATTCAAAATTGGTTAAAATGTTTAGAGGATAATAAATTTATTACACGCAAAAATATATACAAAGAGGGTAGTAAAGAAATTTTGTCTAGGTACATAAAATTATTTGAGTACCCTACACAAGATAAGTTGAGAGATAATAATAATATTACATATAGTAATAATAATCTTACAGATAGTAAGGCAAGATTTAAAAAACCAACAGTTAATGATATTAAAGAATATTGTTTACATAGAAATAATAGTATTGATTCAGAAACTTTTTTTGATTTCTATGAAAGTAAAGATTGGAAAGTTGGTAAAAACAAAATGAAAGATTGGAAGGCTTGTGTAAGAACTTGGGAGAAAAGACAAAATAAAACTACTAACAATAACACTACATCACATAGACATCAAGCAGGAGGAGATTATGGTGATGGTAAATTTTAAACTATGAGAACAATAGAAGATACATTTAAAAATGCAGACTTCCTGCAGCCAAAGGTTTACAATAGATATAAACTTGGAGTAAGAGAAGAAATAAAAGAAATGTTCATTAAGTCTTTTGAGTATTACGATAGAACAGTTGAGAAGTATGAGCATTTACCTGCTTATGATGAGATTATTGACTGGATGGTAGATACAAAAGGTAGAGGTTTGATGTTGATGGGTGAGTGTGGATTAGGCAAATCAACTATCTTAAACTTTGTTATTCCTGCTATATTTAGAACTAGAACAAATAAGATATTAAGAAGCGTTCCTGCAAAAGAATTAGGTACAGTTGATAGAAACAAAGCACCATTCATTATTATTGATGACTTAGGAACTGAGAGTATTAAAAATGATTATGGCACTAAGATAGATGCAGTTGCTGATGCAATTTCTTATGCTGAGGATAGTTCTAAAACATTGCTAATCACTACAAATTTAACACCACAAGCACTTAAAGAAAGATATGATGAAAGGACTTTGGATAGGTTAAGGAAGTGTAAAGTGGTGATTATCAAGGGTAAAAGTTTTAGAAATTAATTTGTATAAAATTGAATTATTTTTATATATTTGTATTGTGAAAACATTTATGATAATATGGGGAGTGGTTATAATTGCTTGTGTGCTAGAAGCCTATTTCTGCTGCACCTTAATAGAAGATGAGTATAGTGGGGATAAATAATAATAACAATAGGGAAACTCTAAAACCCTTAA